TACGTTTCTGACAGGATACCGTTGTGCTATGATAATGTAAGGCTGATCCTGCACGCTTCTGTCTGCGGGGTTGCCAAAGAATACTCTGGTGTTCTCGATGAGCTCGTGCTTGATCTGGCCTTTGGCTTTCTGCCCGGTCTCAGCTTTGGCGTCGAAGTAGGCGTGGATACAGCCGTCGCCGTCGACGGCAGCGTTTCTGGCGTACTCCTTCACCATATACGGTAGCTTGTTGCGCTCAAAGATAGCTTCAAACTCATGGTTGACAACCTGAGTTATCTGCTTCAGGTCATGCTTGCCCGGCATATTCGACATGAGCGTCGCATTGACCTTGATATTATCGGAAGTGATGACGGCGACGACGTACTGCGTTACTCGCTTCAGAATGTTGATCTGCGGAGTAGGCAAGCCGTTGTTCTCCACGCCTTCCCATTGCTTGCCGATAAAGAAGTTCTCATTGTTTTTGACTGTTTCGGAAAGATTGATCTGCTCGTTGTAGCGGAGTCCTTTCTCGTAGAACTGATACCCTACAATGTGATCAGGTTTCTCTTTTCCCTTAAACAGCCCGAGACTTTCCTCAATCATTTTTCAGTCTCCTTCTGATGGAACGGGTTGTAGTTCATGACGCTTGCCCAGTAATCAGGATGTTTTTCGTTCTCGGTTTCGGACTTAATCATCTTCATATAATCTTCAAGGCTGTCAGCACGTTCTCCGAGCTCAGCGACAACCTGGGAAAGATGCACAAGCATATCTCTGTTCGCTTCATGTTCGACAATGCGAAGCGTGAGTTCGTTGCTATTCTTCGTTACGATAACAAACAGAGAGGCAACAGCTATAGCCATTGCTGCGATAACTCCCCAAACAATAATCATTTGATTCCTGCTCCTTCGAGTTTTACGACGAATTTCTTTTCCTTGTTGTCGAGCGGCTTGTCTGAGTACCCGCCGTTCTCCTCCTGTGCCAGAAGCATCTTGCATCCGGCAGCCGCCTTCGGATCAATCGCCTTCCGGCTGAGCCAGCTCTCACGACGACGACGGGCGTACAACAGCGGGAGTTTGAAGTCTTCGTCTTCTTTCATGGCGGCGAACTCCTCATCCGTGATCTGGATACAGTTCAGGAGCCCGGCAAGATCTGCGAACTGGCCTTTCTTCTCGACGTCGTCGTGGTAGAACATGATCGCCTTCATGAGCGTGTCGGGATCGAAAGTGTACCGGCCTTTATATGGTTTTCCGTCTGTAGTGTGTATCATGCGCTGAAGTACTCCTCGGGTATTTCTCCTCCGAACAGGTAATCGTCATAGCTCTCCTTGGTAATGTAGTCGTCTTCTTCGACTTCTGGCTCCGGGAGAACAGCAGTAAGCTGGCGATTAATGCAGAAGTATCTGATTGCGTCAACCGTGTGGGTGATGTCGTGCGGCTCTTTGGCGCAATCGGAAGGGTTTCTGTCATCATGTTGGATAGATTGAAGATCTTCGATGGCAAGCCCGACCGAGCTGAAGAACATCAGAGCAGGCAACTCTTTCGGTGCTCTGTCTTTACCGCCGTAATGCTTGATAACAAACTCGTCATGTAGCGGGATAGGCTCAAGCATAGATCTGGTAATTATGTGGCCTTGGACTCGGTTGTTGTCAGACTTGACTATCGGCAAGCCGTGGGATGTGAAGATCTCCGCCATAGTCTTGCCGGTGTCTTTCTGGCGAGACCACATATCGGGAGGAGCATAGGTTATCTGGATTCGCTGCTGTTCCTTAGGAGGCGTGGCGTCAAGGGCAAGCTTTGCCGCGTCCTGAACGTTCTTGTTCTCAGCCTCAAGACAACGGATACACCAGCAACGACCATCTGTATCGACAGCCCACCAGAAGCAGGCGAACTTATCAAGACCATAGTCAAAGCTTCGGTACAGCTCCCAATGCGGAGGAATAGCAAAGCTCTTGACGACATGAATGCGCTCGTCGAAGTTGTCGAAATACTGACCGCTCATCACGTTCCAGTCGCCGTAACGCATGGCGTCGGACTCGGCCATCTTGGAGATGTCTTCAAGGTAAGACTCGTTCTCTTCAAGCATTGCGACATTATCTTCGGCTCTGGCAAAGATGAATTTGTAGTCGTCAGGCTTCTCTGTCTTCTCGGGGTGTTCAGAATCTGTCTTGAACTTCCTGTCTATGAAGAGCCTTTTAACCCAGAAGTGGCCTACACCTCCGGGGTTGCAAGTAAGATAAATTCTCTTGGGGAAGCCTTTGCCGACATTGCCTCTGAGACATCCGGCAAGATGGCGGAACATTCTCTCGGTAAACTGAGTAGCTTCATCAATAATGATGATGTCGTACTCTTGGCCTTGGTACTTACGTTCAGACTCGTTGCCAGCCCAGTTGCCGTACTGGATAGTGGAACCGTTGTAAAACGTGAGCTTGTGGTTCGCTCCGTTGTACGACACCATCTCCGGCGGAAGCAGAAGAAGATTCGGTTCTATCTGGTTCTGTCTAACGTCGTCGTACGTCGCACGCAGGAACAAGATGCGGATTCCGGGATACTTCCATGCAAGCCAGTCTCCAAGAACTCTGACTCCGTGGCTCTTACCGCCCGCTTTTGCTCCGCCGTAACAGGTGAACTTCGTCGTCGACTCAAACAGCTCCTGCTGTTTCGGATTCAGTTTTCCGAGATCAAGGACTACTTCGTCCCTTCCGGTTCGAGCTGCACGTTTAGCCATAGTCTAAGTAGATTGGACTTCCTTTGTAAAGTCAAAGGGTCAAAGTTGACACCCTGACCCTTTGCGTGACAAAGCTCGGTTTAAAAAGAATTATCAGTTCTTTAGTTACAGATTGCTGTACGAGCTTTTCGTTTAAAACAAAGCGCATTATTTAGGAGTCGAACCCAAAATCAAAACCACATCGATTGCTGTATGCGCTTTTATTATTTTTTGGAAGGTACTACAGGCGAGTGAGCAGCCCACCTGTTTTTCCGGTACCCCCGCCGCCGCGTCGGCTTGAATTCAATTTCTTTTGTAAGAAAGATTCGCGGATTATGGAGGCACCAGTTGGCTTCGATCCAACGACTTTCCGGTTAACAGCCGGACGCTCTACCAGACTGAGCTATGATGCCATAAGAGGAGGAGGGATTTTCACCCTCGCTGTTTGTTCCATCCCAATGCGTCTCGTCAGACAACACAACAGCCGTGGGGCGTGAGAAAGGAGGTCAATGCGTATGAATCAGCATCAACAGAAAACACGGTTCATGGCAAAAAAAGAATCCGCATCTACACAATAGCATACGACGTCGTCGTTGTCAAGTTTAATTGGACAAAAAGTTTTGGTGAAGTTTCAAATGCGTGTGAGATATTATATATATACTACAGGAGAAACACACCGTATGTTTTTCCGGCACCCCCTCCTTGGGGAGCAACCACGCCAGCGGAGGGAGAGCAAGACCACGCCCAGCCGCGCCAGAGTCTAATCGCCCCCACGAGGGGAGGGGGATGTGGACTCAGAAGGAGTTGTCTTGATACCAGTGGCAGATACTAATGACACCAGACAAAGAGAATGTCACTCGTATATCTCACAGCCTAACCATTGTCACTATTACTACCAGTACAGTTATACCAGTAATAGTGATACAGGTATGCGAAGTACACAGTAGAACCAACAAGGGCTACGCCCATCGAGTGTAGTCGCCGCCTTGGGCGGCTCTGCTCAAGAGTCTGGCACTTCGTTCGTACACAATTCTCTCTCTCTTCTCATTATACCAGTATGTCAAGAGCTGCGCGGCGTTACCAAGTCTAAGCAAGCTGTAGAGACTGGTGAAACGCCGCTTGTGAGAGCCTACCCATTGCACTGTCTAAAAAAACTTTACAAAAGTATTTGTAAACTTTTTTCAAACAGGCACTGGCTGGCTCTCATTCTACCAGTCAAACAGTTTCTTTCCGCCACTGGTTTAGGACAGGTTATTAAACTGTGGCGGAAAGAAACAGATGACTGGTGAACTCTTGACTATACCGGTTTAAAGAGAATAGAGAGAGTATCTCTCAGAATTATAAGAGCTGGCTCCCATGGCTCAGACGGGGAAGAAAGGTTACTAAAATGAAAAAGAACAACACGAAAGCAGCTTCCGTCAACTTCATCGTAGACAACGCATTTACTCCTGACATGACAGAGCGCAACGAACCAATGACTAACAGTCAGAGACTTCACAACGAGGCAGGTGATTACGTCAACAGAACTTTCAATCCTATGGAACATCTTCGGGAAATGATGCAGAACGTGGTTATCAGCAGTACATACATTGCTGAGCCAAAGAAGAACGGTGAGCACCATGTAAGGGTCTACGAAGTTGAAGATCCAAAAAGCGGTTACAACGGCAACGAAGGATACACGAGGATTTGGCTCATCGACGTCGACGAAGACAACAGATGGAGCACTGACATCCGTGACAGCAGATTTGCACAAGCTTTTACAGCTATCAACGAATACAACGGGGCAATGCTTCATAAGGCTTACAAAGACGGTGAAGACCTCATCGAGTATGTCAAGAGTCACTCCTTCAAAGTCTGGACTGTGAAGTCCGAAGGAAAGAAAACGAACACATACTTTGACAGGAATCTCTACGACAAAGCCTGTTGGGCGATAGCTTACAAGGAAAACCTCAAAGGTCTCAAAGAAAAAAAGTAAAACAAATCTCAGAAGCAAAAGGGGAGGCATCTGCAAGGATGTCTCCTCTTTTTTTTGTTCGTCACAATACTCAGTGCTTCCAATATTTGTGCTGGCTAAAGAAGTTAGCATCACCCATCTCAGGGAAATCACCTTTCTGTTCGGCGTATGTAGGCGTATCGTAATTAAAAGACTCTTTGACATTAGCAAGCTTATATACCTCATTATCCGCAAAAAGCTTCTCACCTATTAAAGACTCAGGGACTCTACGTCTTCTGCCTTTGTAGTTGAAATACACATAGCCGTCCTTAATATCGGTAGCGACTATATAGTCAACGCCCTCTCGTTTTAATTCAGTTTTATACCACAATCTCATCTTCATAACAAAACAATACAGTAAAAACAAATTCAAGTCAATAACAAAAACAAATAACAAAACAAAAAAACAGGGCATTATAGACCGCAAAATCAGCGGAGCGACCTACTATCCAAATATCCGTCAAAACCCCGCTATCTTAAACAAAGCTGGGTTTAAGATTGTGCCGTATCAAGTGTTGCCCTACGGCGTATCGAAACCAGTGTGAGCACTGGTTTCTTGCCACTTGACTCCGCTGATTTAGCGGTCATTTTTAATGCCACAACAAGCACAAAAAAGAGCACTAGAAACGCTCACAAAAGCTTGTGAATTAAGACGTAAAATCATACGCAAAAAGAGACCGGAGTTAACGCTGGCGACCGTAGCGAGTTAAACAGGCGTTATAGACGAGGACTTAATCTGATAACGAAGGGAGTGAAGAACACCGAACTAAAAGTCCCGCCGACATGGCTATAAAAGGCTCGAGCGAGCGTCAAGAGTTAACGACGTATCGTGTACTTCGTTTAAGCAAACAAACAAAAAATAAAAATTTTAAATTGAAAGGGGAAATAGAATCATGTTTGCTTTTGAAACTAAAAACCGTAGAACTGGAGAGGAAACCACTTATCGGGTTTCTAAAATCGGAAAAGGAGTTGTGTTCACAACAGAAAAAGATTTCAGCGGAAATCAGAGTTCATCTCGTGGAAAATTCTTCGTTGACCAGATTCCAGAAGGTTGCCAAGTTGGAAGCTTGATCAAAATCGTCGGCGTCGATATGGAGAAATTCAGTGTTGGCAATGACCGTCATCAATACAACGGACGCTGGTATGAAGACTTCGTTGCCAACGGAATTATTATTGGCCTCGCGTGAGGCATCTGTATATACCAGTAACTTAGTGTCACAAGTTTATGATACAAGATACTTCGACGACGTCGTAGATAGTATTACTGGTATCTTTTTATAGTACGATTACGGGGGATTTAACCAGTGACTGGTTGTTACAGTAACCTTTATGAGCTGTTTCGTTCTCCTCCTTTGATTACCTTCCGATGACGAGCCGGAAGTAAAACATAGCTCGTCACTTTCGTTATAGGAGGACTTATGAGTATTCAAAGAAACTTCGTCCTGAAAATCGGAGGCCATGTAAAAGCGACGTCGAACGACGAAGAAGAGATCTTGTCCTTGGCGAAGCAATTCCGTGAAAGCGGAGAACCAATTGAGATAGCCAGAAAGACCTATGAGATCCTGTATAAGACAGGAGGCGGAGCAGAACATCCCTGTAGGAACTGTATCTATTTCCCAGTATGCGGAGACACAATGAGAACAAGCCCATGTAAAGGACGGCAACTTAAAAGAAGGAGAAAGAGAAGATATGAAACCGTATAGCTTTTATTTCTTTACGCCGGAGAACGGCGGAACTTGGTTGACTTCAACCGTGTATGCCAAATCAAAACAAACTGCCAAGAAGATGGTATCCAATCTGTACTATGTGCCGATCAATAAAGTGAAGGAGGTGTGAGTTATGAGTCACAAGATCATTATTGAGCGAGTCCGACAAATGCCGGAGCATTATCAGCGACTCTTCGAATCATGGCGGATCTTCATGGGCATGGAGAATGCCTACTACCGGGTAATGGATAACATCAAGGCAGATCGAGTAATCATGAAAGGAGTGTAAAGATGCAAATGCCCGAGTGGTTCCCGTCGTTGATATGTGAAGACGATCTTATCGCAGCATCCCAACAATGGGAAGAGTATATCCATGACATGGAAGTCATGAGAAGGGAAGGCGAGCTATGTTAGTAGCTTGGTATATCTTCGTTATTGTCGCAGCCATTGGTTATGTCATTAGCTTCATCGGAAGCGAAATTATCCCCGCATTAAAATTTTAAAAAACAAAGGAGAAAAACAAAATGTTCAAAGCAGACAGATCCGTAGAGAGCGTAAACAAAGTCAAGGCCTTCGCAGAGAAAGAGCTCTGCCCGATGTTCGCAGATTGCGAAAAGCAAGATGACTTCGAAGGAAACATCTATGCTTCGTTGACCACCACAGCACAGCTGTTGCAGCTTGGCATCTGGAAGCCGAAGCTCGAAGACTACGCTGGGAAGAAGCGCGACGGCGACGACGAGGGAGCGAAACCGGCGGCGGGAGGCGAAACCGGCGGCAAGAAGCGGCAGAAACAGGGAAAGGACGAAAGCGAAGACGACTTCCTCAAAAGAGCTTGCTGCGAAGCCGCAGAAGAGTTCCTTAACACGTTCGTGGAATTCGGTATGTCAGAAAAGCAGGCGAAGAAAGCAGTCCGGCTTTGCGTCGGAGGGTTTATCGACTGCTTTGATCTGGAAGCATCGGTCTTTGCAGAACTGATGGGGAAGCTGGTTAATTAATAACCAGCTTCTCCTTTTTGGAGGTGATAATATTTACGACGTCAAACAAGAGAACTTCAGAAGCCTTGGTGAGCTCGTGTATGAGCTGAACAGGCGCAGCAACAACAGCCATATGGCAGGAAAGCACGCCAGTGCAAAAGATGACTCTTCATTCTCGGAAACGAAATCCTATGAAGAAGCTGTTAAGCTGATGCAAACAGGATATACCGAGATAGCAAAAAAGCTGAGATCTGATGTAAAGCAAAAAGACAAAATCCAATCTAAGTACCAGACTATGACAGAACATCCGATTCCGCATAATGCAGTTATTGGCTTTATACCAAACGTGCCGAACGCCATCAGGAACTTACCGCAATCTATGATTAGCGTAGACCGCAAACCACAAAAAAGAAAAACCCTGTCGATTAAGTACATCGAGACAGGGAATGCCTGTGAAGATACAAAGTTCTTTATTGATTGCGGAGCAGCATTGTTGTCAGCTGTGTCGCTGGTCGAAAAAAGTGGTATCCAAACAAAAATAGATCTTGGCTTTTACGCCGGGCGAGAAGACGGCGAATTGGCAGTAGGCACAGTCTGTATCAAAAACTATGGAGAACGGTATTCGTTCCAAAAGGTAAGTTTTCCGTTAGCGCACCCGTCTATGTTCAGAAGAATCGGTTTTAAGTGGCTTGAAACAACACCGGTTATTACGAAGGACGGATTCTCCTGTGGATATGGAAGTTCGCCAAAACACTATGAGCTCGCAGACAATATAAAGCTGCAACCAAACACATACCTTATCAGTACCCACTGGATAAGAGATCATCACTATTCCGTAGAAGAAATATTAAGACTATTCGAGGTGATATGATATGTCAGATTTCGATTCCCTGTTAGAAGAGATGGACGCTGCATCGGGCCGAGCGACGACGACGATGAGCGGCAAAAAGCTCACGAACACTGCGCTGGTAAACGAGTTGCTCCAGTCGATGATGAACGTCATTACGACGTTTAACGGCGATATGCTTTGCGATGCGATTATGCCGAAGATTCAGGATCGCGTCATGAAAGAGATTGGCGTGATCCCGAAACGTGTAGAAGTCAAGTACATGGATCAGGTCAGAATGGTTCCAGGTATAACCCACGAAGTCTTTAAGCCGGTACTGGATATGGTCGCTATGGATATCCCGGTATATCTGACTGGTAAAGCGGGAACTGGTAAAAACGTGATCTGCAAGCAGGTCGCAGAGGCGTTGGGGCTGGATTTCTACTTTACAAACGCGGTAACTCAGGAGTACAAACTGACTGGGTTCATCGATGCCAATGGCAAATATCAGGAGACTCAGTTCTATAAGGCATTTACCAAAGGTGGACTGTTCTTCTTGGATGAGATGGACGCATCAGTGCCGGAGACGCTGGTTATCCTGAACGCAGCAATTGCGAATAAGTATTTCGATTTTCCGTGCGGGAAAGTAGATGCACATCCAAAGTTCCGAGTAATCGCAGCAGGAAACACACTTGGCACAGGCGCAGACATCAACTACACAGGCCGGTATAGCCTTGACCGAGCATCACTCGACAGGTTTGCGATGATTAAAGTCGGATACTCAAGAGCAATTGAGGACGCTATAACCTGCAATAACGAGCAGCTTGTAAACTTCGCAGAAGCATTCCGTAAAGTCTGTGACGACACAGGAATTGAGTGCCTGTTCAGTTACAGAACGCTGGAAAGGATCAGCAAACTCGAGACGATAACCAAGAACCTGTCACAGGTAATTGATGTTTCGCTCCTGAAAGGGCTTGACCCGGACAATGTCAGAATCCTGAAGGATAAGCTTTACTCGGCTGGCCTTGAAGGTAATATTTACTACGACGCACTGAAGAAGGTGAAAACATGAAGAAGATCGTCTGAGTAATTTGCGAGTAATTTTGCAGTCTCACCAGTGATTCAAAAGTCTCACCAGTGAGACTATTTTCTCATCAGTGAGACTGTAAAGTGCCAGTAATTACTGGATATATAGCAAAAAGCCCCTAAAATAGGAGCTTTTGGAAAAGTGGACTTGAAGGGGATCGAACCCCACTAACAAGCCAGTAATTACTGGGCTTCTTCGGCATTCCGAGTAAATTTGTAGTAATCCTGCATCTTCTTGACGTCTTCGTCGAGGTCAGATTTGCTCAATTTGATGTAGATATTGTGTACTGTGGTCATGTTAGACCAGCCACCGATCCGCATAACGGAGCGTTCTTTCCAGCCGAGATGGTATGCCAGGCTGGCAAAGGATCTGCGTAAGTCATGAGGGGTAACGTGAGGAAGACCGGCACGTTCACAGGCATCACTGACAGCTTTCTCGATTGTGACGGCGACGATATTGACGAGCTTACCAGATTCCGGTAATAGCTCATTTAACCGGGGAATCATAACCGGTACATCCCGAGTAGAGTTTCGAGTCTTGTTGATGTTCCGCTCGACGAGGCCGTAGTTCTCATCCGGCACAATCGCCTTATTGACCCTGATGACGCCATCGACGACGTCGTCGGCGGTGACGGCGAGCAATTCGGACATACGGAGCGAATGAAGCGCAAGTATCGCTGCGAGTTCGCCAGTATGTCCATTTATTGCCTCCAGAAACTTCTCGATCTGTTGATAATCAAGGAAATTCATGTCCCTGACCAGACGCTGCGGAAGGTTAACTACTGGAGGACGGTAGCCAGCGGCATTGAGAGCCGGAGCAACAAGGTTCCAAGCATTGGCAACCGTTTTGGCAGAGACGATAGCAGACTCAGCATTAATCATCTCCTGCCAGTCGATTGCCGAAATCTTCTTTGGCATATAGTCCTTGAAACGGCAGCGTTTCATGGAGGTATAGCCCATAATAGTGGAAGGAGACAGGACATTCCTGTTAGAGTCTATGTATCTTTCAATAACCGTGGTAAGGGTGAGGTCGCCTACAGGATCTTTACCAATCGATAGTCCGGTTCTTAAGGCTTGAGCATTGAACTCATATTCCTGAAGAGTATTCCCATAAACACGTTGTCGAACACCGTTAACCATGATCTGACCGACATAGGTATTGTCAGCAAGCTGTGTCGGTTTCGGAACGCGGATCTTCTTTTTGCGGGATCGGGCAATCTTTTCTCCGCAATAGCGACAGAAGATGCTGTCTTGTTCTATCTCCTGCTTGCAATATCGGCAAAGCATATTATGCCTCTTTCTCTGAAGCAGGATATACCGGAATGATACCGCGTTTGCGAAGAGCGAAGGCGACAGCTTCTCGCTCGTCGAGATTGGCCTTGCGCCAGCACCGGACAAGAGCAGTCTCGTCAGAGCTGAGAACAAGATCTTCGTCGCCGTAAAGGAAGTATCCTTCGTCGACGTCGAGGGCTCTACAAAGCACTGTGAGCTTTCCGTGTCTCGGGACAAACTGACCATTAACGTACTGAGAAAGATTCTTCTTGGTAAGTTTAACCCCCAGTTCTGAGCAATATGGCTGGCACATCGAAACGAGCTCTGCCTGAGAAATACCGAGATCTGCCATACGGGCCTTGAGATTCTTAGAAAATGTTGTGGTGTCCATAACGACGCTCCTTATTAAAACGCCATCATCATAGCAGACCCAAAAAATATTTTCAACAATTTTTTTATTTTTTCGCAATTACTACTTGCATATTCGATTGAAAGGTGGTATTATAAGTTTGTCCAAGATAGTTGGACATGAGGTATCTATGCAACTGAAATATATCAAGCTTTACAGCAAGATCAAGCGAACCTACAAGGCGATCTACAAGTTCGCAAAGCCCTTGGGTATCTCCTCTACAGCCCTGTATTCTAAGCTAAACGGGAATACTCCGTGGAAGCAATCGGAAATGGAGCTGTGCTGCACGCTGCTCGGTATCGATAAAAACGAGATAGGCGAATATTTTTTTAGCGGGGAAGTCCAATAAAACAGGACTATGCACAAGTGCCATCCGTCACACCCGTCGGGACTGTATGTAAGACTGTTTGCGTGTCCTGTATGCGGGTCGAAGATGCCGGCAACCAAGAGGAGAGAAAAGACAATCCCGGGCCACCAGAAAACCATGTACTGCTATTCCTGCAAAGAAAAACGTAAGTTCGTACAGATAGACTGAGGTAGAGCATGAAGATAACCAGAGACCCCATGAAGGGCTTGATACTGGAACAGAAAGAGATACAGGGATTGACCGTCGACGACGTCGCAAGGCTTGCCAGTATCTCTCGTTCGACGTACTGCCGGTACATGAACCAGCATACCAGTACATGGCTCACAGAGGCGTTCCGGTTATGCATGGCACTGGGTTTATCTGTCGAAGAAGTAAGACCAACAATAACATACTACAAAAGGAGGCATTAGTTATGACCAGTGAAGAGTACGTTGTAAACAGACTGCAAGAGATCGAAGAAGAGAACCATCATCTCTGGCTGGATCGTGAAAAAAGCGATAAGAAGATCAAGACACTTGAGAAAGACCTTAAGTGGGTGCTTGGCCTGTTTAAGATGAGAGCAGGTACCCCGGAAAATGAAAGAGTAATCGAACTGGACAGCAGCATCTACGAAAAATACGATCACGAAGAATTCATATTTCTGCATGGTCTGCTGGACAAGCTTCGGCTCGAAAAAGAAGCGGAGGCATGGGAGTGAGTGAGCTCGAATTTGAAGCAGATAATCACATCTATCGC